GAAGCTGAGAAGGCAGCACTCAGAGAGAAGTATGCCAAGTTGGCAAATGAGGCAATCAACAAAGACACACTCACAAGACTACAAACAGAACTTGAGGCTAATAGGGGAAACTACCAAGAACAACTTAGAATATATCAAGAATTACAGACAGCTCTCACAACCTCTTTAAATCTGAATGAACAAGAGAGAGCAGCTCTAATCAAACAATATCAAGATGCTTTATTACAGACCCTTGATATGTCCTACCAAAATCAGGTGGATGGACTCAACTCACAGTATGATGAGTTCAGGAGATTTGATAAGGAATATTTTGATGGTCAAAGAGCGGCACAAACACAATACCAAGCCGACATAGATGCTCTAAAAGAAAAAGGGGCAATCAATGACCAAGAGTATTTGTCTCGTTCAATCAAGATCTCAAAATCTCGTAGAGAATTAGATCTACTTGAAAGAAAAACAAAACAAGATACAGTATCCGCAATTGGTGATGCATTCGGAAACTTGTCAAAGCTTGTTGGTGAAGACACAAAGGCTGGTAAAGCATTTGCTATCGCTAAGACAACAATTGACACATACCAATCCGCAGTATCCGCTTATGCTTCGTTAGCAGGTATTCCTGTTGTGGGACCAGCACTCGGTGCTATCGCGGCAGCTGCGGCTGTTGCAGCAGGTATTGCGAATGTTAAAAAAATCCTGGCTGTTCAAGTTCCCACAGACTCAGGTGGAACTGGTGGTGGAACAACCCCAACTCCTCCACCTCCTCCAATTGCGGTGAATGCTGTTAAGAGAGCACAGGGTGGTTATGTATATGGTCAAGGTGGTCAACAATCTGATTCAATATCAGCAATGTTATCTAATGGTGAGTTTGTTGTTAATTCAAGGTCATCAAAAATGTTTGGTCCATTACTTGAAACAATCAACTCATATGGTGCAATGCCACAATTCGCAGCACAATCAGTTGGGTCATCAGCTAACAACAATCTTAAAGAAAGTAGAGATACACTTGGGGAAACAATTGCTAGAACCCTACAAGAAAGTCCAATTAAGACTTATGTTACTGCTACGGAGATATCCAATCAACAACAGTTTGATCGTGTAATTAGACAGAGATCTATTATCTAAAAGTGGTATAAATCAATCACTAATATATTTACAAGAGATGAGCACAACAAAAATAGTTGAATTATTCATTGATGATGAATTTGAAGATGCTGGTATTGAAGCTATATCATTAGTTTCAAGACCTGCTCATGATGAGCCATGGATGGCATTCAACTCACAATTGGAACAAATGGAAGAGGTGGAAACACTAAATCCATATACAATTGTTGAAGATGATTTCTGTGATCATAACCCTCAACTTGATGAACTTGGTGAGAGTTATTCTGATTTAATTAAAGCTGGTTGGGAAGTTGTTAGAGTAGAAAAGATTACTCCTTCAACTGTTTATACAATGCAACAGCAGAAGTTCTCAAATCCAAATGCTGATTCCCAACTTGACACAGACGAGATTAGAGTAAGATACAAATACATTGGTCCAAGAGACGAAAAGAATAGAAAGTTCTGTGCTGACATGCTCAGAAAGAATAGAGTTTACACCATAGAAGATATTGAAAGACTATCAAATCCTGAGTTTGGTTCTTATAACATATTCTTATGGAGAGGATCATTCAACTGTAGACACGCATGGGTAAGACTTGTTTATAAGAAAGAAGGTAAGATTATCAATGATGCAAAATCTACACAAGGATTAATCACTGATGATGTTGTTATTGGACCTGATACAAGAAATGATGCCACAAAAGCTAATCCATCACCAACAGATTGGAAGCCAGGTGAACCAAGAACTGGTCAAGCATTCGGTTTGGAAGATGCTTGTTGGGAAGGGTATGAGGCAATAGGGACAAAAGTGGTGGATGGTAAAGAAGTTCCAAATTGTGTTCCAATTAAAATGACTGAGGACGACTTTGCAGAAAGTATTTCTGACTATCCTGAGGGAGTTAAAGCAGCAGCTGCGAGAGCAGTTAAATATGCTGAGGAAAATGGTTGGGGATCTTGTGGAACTGGTGTGGGTAAACAAAGAGCTTCGCAACTCAGTAAGGGTGAAAACATCTCAGTTGATACCATCAAGCGCATGTATTCATATCTTTCAAGACATAAGGGTGATTTAACATCATCAAAATCTTATGAAGAGGGTTGTGGAAAATTGATGTATGATGCATGGGGTGGAGAAGCTGGTCTGAAATGGTCTGAGAGAAAACTACAACAATTAGAAAAACAAAAAATGACATTCGCTTACGATGAGGATAAAAAGATCCTTGTTGGAGCAGCAATGGTGCCAAATAGAATGATACATCGTTATGATGCACTTGGAAATTTATATTATGTATTCTTTTCCAAGAAGTCCATAAAACAAATGGCAGATCGTTTCTTAAAACAAAAAAGAACTGACGAGACAAGTATTGAACACAACGGAAGAAAGTTAGGTTCAGACAAAGTATTTATTACAGAGTCTTGGGTATCAGAAGATCCGATCTATGACAAATCCCACAAGTATGGTTTTGAGCTACCGAGTGGAACTTGGTTTGTTGCCATGAAGGTGAATGATGATAAGGTATGGAAACTTATTAAAGAGAAGGCTCTTACAGGTTTTTCGGTGGAAGGTTTATTCGCTGAGAAATCTATATTCTCCAAAGAAGATAAACAAATAAACCAAATAAAGACGATACTAAAATCAATTAACGATGAATAGTAAGCAAGCAATAGAAAGGATAATGAAGATCCTCAATCTAGCTCCACAGAAATTTTATTCTGCTAAGACTGAACAAGGAATGGCAGTTCAAGTTGAAGGTGAGTTGGAATTGGGTGCTCCGATTTATATTTCTACAGAAGAAGGAATGATTCCTGCACCAGATGGTGTTCATAAGCTTGACGATGGTTCTGAAATTGAAGTTTCTGATGGTAAGATTTCCAAGATCAAGATGGGTGATATGGAAGTTGAAAAAGAAAAAGAAGAAGCGGATATTAAAGACGAAGATATGTCAGCGGTTGAAAAGTTTGGTGATGTCAAGTTGAAAAATGGTTCAATCATGAGAGTTGGTGGTGATATGCCAGCAATAGGTCTTCAAGTAAAGAAGGTTGAATATGATGGAAACTTATCAGCAATGACTGATGGTGTCTACGAAACAGAAGATGGTAAATCCATCTCAATTGTTGGTGGAGCTATTGACGGAATCCAATCCCAAAAAGACAAGGAAGCACAGGGTAAATTCACAATTGCTGAATCAGCTGAAGGTGCTAAATTGGAATCTCCAACATTTGATGTTGGTGAGAAAGTTGAAGTTCTTGGTGAAGATGGTGCTAAGTCACCAGCTCCTGATGGAGAACACCAAGTAGTATTAAAAGACGAAAGTGGAAACGAGAACAAAATCAGATTTGTAACCAAAGACGGCGTTATTACCGAAAGGTCCAATGTTGAAGAGGAGAAAATGTCTGAGGAAAAGATCGCTGAAATTTTCGCAATGGCTCTTAGAAAATTGGAAGATAAGATTGATTTAATCTCAACAAAAAATGCTGAGTTGGAATCAAAATTTCAGAAGTTTTCAAAAGAACCAGCAGGTGAAAAGGTGTATAACCAAAAAACCATAACAGAAAAAACTTTTGAATCAGACAACAAGTTTGAAAGATTCAAAAAGATGAAAGAAGTGCTTTCATCAAAATAAAACTAAAATAAAAACTATATCAAAATGAAATCTAAAGGATTATCAAGACAGAAATTTTCATACGATTTAGCGGGTCTATCAGCATATGTTGATCAATTGTCTCCAGACATTATCTCAGAAGCGGTATTGAGTCCTCAAACGATGAAATATGTAAATGTGGTTCCTGGTATTAAGGGCACACAAAATGTTAACCTACTTTCTGAAACTCTTGTTGTTCAAACAGGAACAACTTGTGGTTGGTCAAATAGTGGTGACACAACTTTTACTGTAGTTCCAGTAACAGTGCAGGCACTGAAGACGAATGTTTCTCTTTGCTTGGAAGAGCTAAACACGCTATGGTTGGGTCAGTATCTTTCTGATGGATCATACAATACTGAAGCTCCATTTGAAAACGCGATCGTAGAATTACAAACTAAACAAATAAAAAGGTATAATGAAAACCTATTATGGGGTGCTTCTTCAGCTTCTTCATCTTTCTCAGGTTTCATTGAGCTTTTGGATAACACAGCTGGTGTTGTTAAATTGACAGGTGCTACAGCACTTTGTTCTGTTACAGGAACTTCAATTCAAGACAAAGCTGAGAAAGTTCTTGAGCAGATTGATAATATCATTGAAGAGTTGGATGACAACATCTATGGTAGAGATGACTTTAGAATAATGTCAGCATGGAAAATTGGTTCTGCTATCGCATTTCCTCAGTTCTTTGTGACTAACGGTCTGTAATTTTGTCAGATAAAAAAATAAATGATGGAGGGGAGAAATCCTCTCCATTATCAAACTAATAAACTAGAAATTTTAAATCATATAAAATGGCTTGTAATGTAACAGCTGGAATCGTTCTTGATTGTAGAGACAATGTCGGTGGTATAAAAACTATGTGGGTTACAGATTGGGATAATATTACCTCAATCACAAAAACATCTACTGGTGCTACTGCTGATACTATCACAGCAATTTCAGGAACAGGAACTTTCTACGAATACCAACTTATCAGAACTACATCATCTTATACTTCAACTGTAAATGCTTCACTTGAAGCGGGAACAGTTTTTTATAGCGATGAGCTAGTTTCATACTTTAATAAAATGGAGCAGGCGAAAAGAAATATCTTAAAAACATTGGCTCAATCTCAAAGATTAGCTATCGTGTTTGAAGATAACAACGGAGACTACTTCTTCATGGGAGAGACTTATGGTTCTTTCGTAACTGCAGGAACAATCGTTTCAGGATTAGGTCTTGGTGACGCTAATGGATATAACATCACATTTGGTGCACTTGAACCATATCCTGCGAATCAATTGTCAGGTTCTTTGGCTTCAATAGCTCAAGGTATCTCAGTTCAATAATTCCTTATTAAAATAAACACGGGGAGATTAATTTCTCCCTGTGTTATATTTATTACCATGCTAATAATCAAAACCAATCAACAGAATACATTGGTGGTAACAGTATCACAAAATGCTGAATTACCGAATCCACAATGGTTATTTTCTTTCGTTCACATCTTTACAAAACAAAAGGTTAATTTCATTTTACCTAATGTATCATCATATCAAAATCGTTATGATGAGTTTGTATTTGTTGAAGGACAGGGAGCAGGTCAGATTGCCTTCCCTTTTGAAGGTCAGTATACCTATACCGTAAGTGAGCAAATAGCACAGATTCCACCAAATACTGATCCTGCATTAGCCTATAATGTTGTTGAGACAGGTATAGCTCTTGTGATCGCAACTTCTGCTGATACAACAAATGATTATTATGTAGAGTTCATATCTTCAAATGAGGATAACTCAAACTACTTGTTTGCTCCTGATGAATTGAATCCTCCATCACCAACTCCATCAGTTACAGCAACACAAACTCAAACTCCTTTCGTTACACCGACAACAACCCCTACGACAACTCCTACCCCAAGTGTTACTCAAACTAATACTGGAACTCCAACGCAAACACCTACAAATACTCAGACAAATACTCCTACGAGAACAGGGACTCCTACGCCTACCCCAAGTGTTACTCCAACAAAGACACCAACAGGAACGCCAACCAACACCCCAACTTCTAGTGCCACACCAACAGTAACACCTACGAATACTGAAACGCCAACACAAACACCATCAAATACTCCAACTCAAACGAACACAGCTACACCATCAATGACACCTACTCAGACGAATACTCCAACTGTATCTCCAACAATCAGCCGCTACCAATACTCTATTCGTATCATTGAAGAGTAATAGTCTTTATTCAAAGATTACAGCTATGTATCCGTTCTTAGGTGGAACAGCAGGAGCACATAAGTTTAATGCAATCAATCCTCTTGATACCAATGGTGCATACAGATTGACATTCAATGGTGGATGGACACATAACGCATCAGGAGCTACATCAAATGGTTCAACTGGTTATGCCGACACATTCTTATCAGGTGGAACTGTATCACCGATCAATAACCACTTATCTGTGTATATGTTGAATAACACAGTGTATACTGGCAGTGGTAAAAACTATATTGGAGTATCAACCCCTGGTGGAACATATTTCAGTATTGGTCAAGAAGGAACTCCACGATATTATTATGGAACAGAAACTGCTGGTATCACCTCAAGTGGAACACCACAACCACAAGGTTATAATTTGATTACAACCACAGCCACAACATTCCAAAACTTGTATAGAAATGGTGTTGTTGCTCAAACCAATAATGGAGCAACAACAGGAGCCACAACATCTTCTGTGATAATTGGAGCGTTAAATAACAGTGGAACAATAATTCAATATTATGACAACCAATATGCATTCGCAACAATTGGAACTGGTCTTGGATTTACAGAACAACAAACATTGTATAATATTATTCAAACTTATCAAACAAGTTTGGGACGAAATGTATAAGATATGAGTAAAGTAGGCGTTTTAACAATATGGGAAAGAGACAACTTATCAGGTAAGACTTATGCTGATAATTGTTATTATAATCCCGTTCAGGATCTCAATGGGAATTGGGTAATATCTGAAGAAGAAATAAATCAAACAACAGATCCAAATTATGCATGGGTGAGATCACTTCCAAGAATTGACTTCCAAAGTCAGGTATGGAATTTCCCCGTAGGTGATTAAAGGATCAATATATTATATTTATTAGTATGACCGAAGATAAAAAACCAAGTAATCCAATTGATGTATTTGAGTTTGCTGTAGCCAAAGTTCCAATCATTGAAGAGAACTTATTAATCAATACAAGAACGCCATGGGTCTTCTATGGTCCTTCAAATCTCGCACCTCAGGAACTTATTAGATTATTCAATTCAAGTCCCACCCATCGCGCAGCATTAAATTCAAAGTGGTTTGGCGTAAGAGGGGAATCCTTGAGTATCAAAGAAGGTGATAATACAAGATTACTGATGGCTAATCCTATGGGTGATAACATATATGATATATGGCAGAAAGCTTCTTTGGACTTCCTGCTTTACGGATGCGTGTCCCTGAATGTTGTTTGGAGAAAAAATCGTGATGCTGGTTTTGATTTATATTATATGGACGCATCAAAACTAAGAGCAGGTAGAACAGACATGCATGATAGAATAAATGATTATTACTATTCTGCTGATTGGGTTAATCCGAAGAAGGCACCTTTCATTCCAAGAAGAATACCAGCATTTGATGTAAGAACAGAAGAGCCAAGTCAATGTTTCTACTATACTACACATAGCGTTGGTAATCAATACTATGCAACACCTACCTATTGGGGTGCTGCAACTGCCGTTTCTACAGAGGTGGAAATCTACAACTATTGGTATAACTCCATTTGTAATAACTTACAACCATCTTTATTCGTGAGTATCAATTCAGGTATTCCTGGTCCAGAAGAGCGTGAGGATATTTATAACACCTTGGTTTCCAAGTATTCATCAAGTAATAATCCATCAAAACTTCTACTAACCTTTGCAAATTCAAAGGAAGAAGCTCCTGAGGTTACAATGATTCAACCATCAGGAACAGATAAAATGTGGATTGAGATGGGATCAAGTGTTCAACAAGCGATCCTAACCGCCCATCAGATTTCCTCGGCGGAACTCTTGGGAATCTCCACTCCTGGTGCTCTATCCCAAAGAGATCATCTTGAAGCACAAGATCATTTTAATAACTTGGTGATTAAACCTTTACAGACTGAACTACTTTCCGTATTCAACAAGATCCTAACCCTTCGTGATGGTGTTAAAACAGAATTGGAAGTGGAACAATTTAACATGGTTACAATCCCTGATGCTGCTCCTGTTGAAACTATCAACGAAACAAGAACCGAAGATGTTGCAGTTGACAAGACTGAAGCTTTGGATATAAACAAAAGTGAAACTATAAATAACTAATCTAACTAATTATGTCTCAAGCAATTGTGCCTCAAAATATACTCCTCGTAAGTGAGAATAAGTTAAAAAACTTTACTGATATTGATCCCAATGTTACGAGTTCGGTTTTACTCCCGTTTATTAGCGTTGTGCAACAGACTCGTTTGGAATATATCATAGGTCGTCCTTATTATGTAGAATTACTTAATCAAGTTTCTGGTTCAAGTTTGACGGATATAAACAATAATTTCCTTCAATACTTCTGTCAACCCATGTTAATATGGGCTGGATATCGTGAAGCACTCCCCTCAATTTTTATGAGAATTAAAAACGCGGGTATCGTAACTTCTGCTGATCATACTGTCACAATGAAAGAGATGGAATGGATGTATGAAAGGGCAAATGATAGAGCACAATTCTTTGAACAAAGAATGATTGATGAGTTAATTTATAACTCAGGAAATTATCCAAGAGTATATCAATATAATTCAACAGAAGGGTTGTTTCCTCATCTCTCGGTCAACTACTTCAGCGGAATACAATTAACAAATGGTAATCGTAGAGGTATGTATGATAGAATACCCAATAACATGCCGATTTATTCAGACCCAACATATGCTTGTTGTGGATTATAATTATGAATGACAATTTAATATTACTCTTATCCAATATTCTTACAGCAGTTGCTTCATGGTTTGTGTCAAAGAAAAGACAACAAGCAGAAACTGACAATGCCATACTACGAAATATGGAGATTGTGATTAGCAGTTATAAGGTATTAATTGACGATTTGAAAGAAGAAATACATGGTTTGAACCTGAAGATACAAGAATTGGAGAAGAAAATAGACGAATTGCACGCCGAAAATAAAAGACTTAAAGCCAACTTATAACAATGCCAATTCCAAATCCAAGATCAGGAGAGACAGAACAAGAATTTATACCCCGTTGTGTAAGGTCAATAATTGACGAATATGACAGGGATCAAGCCTTGGGGATATGTTATTCCCAACTAAGACAGAAGATGTCTAAAATGAAAGATAATGAAGCCACAGAGGTATTCATCATCAAGCCTCGTAAGTCGGAGAACAGAGGAATGTATTTGAAGCGTTGTGCGTCAAATAAAAAAATGAGAGAACAATATCCGAACATGAAGGAAAGATCAATCTTCTGTTTAACAAGTTTCAATTCTTATTACAAGTATTGGAATCGTTTGGAGGATTTTGCTGAAGTTCCAAAGGATAGTGCTCTTGGATCTTGTATTGCAAAAGAAAAGGCTAGAGGAAAAGATTACAAGAAAGCATATGCCGCCTGTTCAACAAAGGTTGTTGCACCTAATACAACAATCGTTTTAGCTGAGGACCTGAATATATTTGGTTATAGACCAGATAACTTTGACATGTGTCCTGGTGCTGTGGAAACATTCAAACATCTGATTTCAATGGAGGTAAACGATGATACAGTTGGTATGATTCGTTCAGCTGCTATTGTTGCAGACAAGATATTTGAGATTGAAAAAGAGGTATTGGATAATGAATACACAAGTCCTGAGGATATGGAACAAGTTGTTAAATTGGTTCAGGATTTCAAGGATATAATTCATGAGGTTGATGAAGAGGTTGGAATGGTTCATGATGTGAGTTATATGGATGGTCACATTGAAAAGGTAAAAGAATATTTTGAGGACGACGAGAACCTACTCGTTGAACCAGTGAACTATTGATTCTACCAAGATAATATCATAGATTTGTTGAAGTTCTAAATGCTCCCACATTTTGACTTTGCTATTAACAGGAATCCTAAAAAAGTTCCTGTTTTTTTGTGCTAATATTTGGATATACCAACCTATACCCCTATTTTTGTAATCTAAAATCATCATTATGGCAACAAAATACGACACACAACCAGAGTATTGGAAAAGAAAACAAGATTTTGAAGAGTATAAACAGAAGATCATTACAAGAACTTCTTGTCTCAGTAATGCAATATCTGTATTGGGTATGATCGGGGTTGAAGTAACCTTTGAGAATATCCTACTTTATGCTCACAGATTACAGGCATATATTGAGACAGGTGATCTCAAAACAGAGAAACTTGATTCTTTTATCAACAACCTTAAAAATCAACAAAAATGAGTCAGACAAAACGCTTATACGAAGAAATGGAACTCAATGTATTAGACATTGATCTTGAGGACGAGGAGTATCAATTCCGTCAATGGATAGAAAAAGAATATGAAAAATATTTGGCTGAGAATCCAAATAGTCCTATCTTAGCTCCTCACAATTAAAAAAACAGACAATGACAACACAAAACATTATTTGGGCAGTATCTCAAATCTCAGTATGGATCAACGAAGAAGTAGGAACAACACAAGATAGTTTGATTGTGTGGTATTGTAAGAATGGGACTGAGGTTACATTGGATACAGAAGATAACACATTGCAGATCTGTGATTCAAAGTTGGATAACAAAACTTACTTTGCTCTTGCAGGTTTATGTAAATCATTGGAGGTTGAATTATTTGATACATACACAGAAAAAATGACTATCCTGGCTTGGATTTCTCATTCTATATTAGAAAAGAATTGAATACATTGGAAGAAAAAACCAAGAAGCTTCATAATGTTATGAAGAGGAAAGGTATTGAAGTAGACAATCACTATATCACCGATTTAGTTGTTGAAGATGTGTTCTCCAACAAAAAAGCAGAAATTTGGATCGTAGGATCTTAAAATAAATTTGGCTGGTAAATAATACCATCGTATCTTAGCATCTCAAACAAACACAATAACAATGAAACAGAAACTATTACAACAGATCAAAGACATCAACATTTATGAGTATTTCAATTGTTTAGGATTGAATTATAACACAAAACAACTCAAAAATTATTTGGCTGATCTACAAAAGTTTCAGTAACTTAGCACTTCATACTTAAAAAATAAACGATGAGAATCATTAAAGCACAACACCCCGACTGGCAAGCAACACCTTTTTTTATTTTAACCTCGTGAAAATACTGATTTCATAACAACTGTAGATGACCAAATTGTTTTCAAGGAAATGACAGAAAATAGACAAATTGAATTTTGGTTTGATCAGAATTAATCCCTATCTTAGCACCTCACAATTAAAACAAACATCATGGACTTTTTAATCACACCACTCACTCAAGAACAATACAACGAACTCAGTTCAATGAAATTGGAATCACCATCAATATATGCTAGTATAGTCAAATCCTTTCAGAAAGATGTTAGAGCATATCGTGATCACGGGATCTATGGTATCGGAGCTTTCTTTAGTAAGGATGTATATGACTTAGCTCGTTACTACGAATACATCGTTCTCAAAAAACTCTTGGAGAAATCAAATTAACATCATATCTTAGCACACTAATAAATAAAAATAAAATGAAAAAAATCATGATGGTCGCAATCGTCCTAATTGCATCTTATGTTTCCAAAGCTCAAACAATTAGAGCAACATCATCTGCTGGTATCTCAATGTTAAGAGAGTCAACCTATGATGTAGGATATAGTCCAGTAACAATGGTTGGTTTAGAATTCAATGACAAATTCGGTTTGGAGTATGGTTATTCTTGGGGTCTCAACAATTCTCCACAACAATTGAATAACTATATCAATGGAACTTCAAGGAGTTATACTGCTGGTCATTTCACTCACATTACTGCTCTATACTGGAAGACAGAAAAAGATGAAGGGACTGGTGTAAATTTAGGGTTTGGTATATCCTCTACCAATTTCTATAAAGCTGAAGAAGGTGTTGTGATTGACAAATTGGTCCGACCTTATTTCAAAGTTGGTGTTGATCATTCATTCAACAATAATTGGTCAGGAACAATAAATGCAGGATTAGGAGAGTTAACAATGGTCACAGTTGGTTTAACAAAAAAATTATAAATTGTTCGTTGTTTTATAAATAAAATTGGTCTCAGAAATGAGACCTTTTTTTATTCCCAATATTTTGATAATTTATCTTTAGGTCTACCCTTTGGTGTTAATACCACGCCATGCTTCATTAGAACCCTCTGGAGGAACTGTTCGTGTAAATCCTGTGTAATGTCATAGCCAATAATTTCAAGGAATTTTAGGGTATTAGAATGGTCTCTGGTGAAGTTGAAGGATTTGAAGGCTATGTGACTAACTTCTTTGTTGTCCTTGGCTCTTTTTTCTCTGAATACTTTTCCCCTTTTTCTGGCTCTTTCACGATAATGTGCTTGGATCATTGCTCCATAAGCATTTTGACAAGGTCTGCACTTATAGTTCAGTCCATCCTTTGCATTCTTGTTGATAGAAAAATCCGAAAGAGGTTTTTCAATTTTACATTTACTACAAATTTTTGATTCCATTTTTATAAATACTATTCAGATCCCAAAAAGTTTTTTTATTTATTGAGAGTATTTGAACTGACAGGAAAAGGTTCAATGTCGCCCTGAAGGTATAATCGGCACGGAACGAGAATAAGGGTCTCACGGGTGGAATAATTCAAATAGAACTAAGACATACCTGATACGAAAGAGGTCAATAAGGATAAGTAAGATATGGGGGATTATAGGAACTGGTCTTACGAAACTTATTGGGTGTGGTTAAAATATAGGGAACTATAAGTGTGCTTAGTTGTCTCGTTGAAGAAGATTATTTATATTTTACAAATGAAAAAGAATATTATATCAATACAGGAAATTGAAAGAAATAATAGAGTAAAAGAATTAATGAGCAATAGAGTTGAAAGAAAAAAACAGCAGCCGTTAAAACTTACTCAAGAAGAAATGTTTGAAGTTAAAGCATTTATGAAAGAAGGTATTTCCAGATCAGAAGCTGTAAATTTAGTATTAGAAAAAAATAAGTTATTAAATGTTAAGACTAATGAAAGAACTCATTTGAATAACTGGAATACTGGTGGATTTATTACCGATACAAAATACAAGCAACCAATCAAACATAGGAAGTAATACAATATTTTTATATTTTACTTATATGGATAAGTTAAGATTATTACTCAACGAGAAATACAATATACCAGTTGGAGATTATTTTAAGTTGAAGGAAGAAGATAAAGATGCAATTAGTTCCATTATTGTGGAGCATTACCAACGAAATCTGCTTCAAGATCCAATGAATGTTTATTTATATTTAAAAATCTTAAGGCATCAAATTGATATGAGCATTCAAGATGAAGAATATGAAAGAGTAGACATCATGAATAGATGCAGAAATAAAGTAATGGATATGTTCCCAAGAATAGTAGATGAAGACATTTAATTTTATAATACAAGAAGTTTTCTACAAGCATTATGAAGTAACACTGGACCAGAACCAGTATGAAAAAATGATGATGAAAATTCAAGATGGAGATCTAACCTCAGAAGAATACATAATGGAATATTTGATGAATACTTCCAACGAAATCAAAGAATCAAAAGCAAAAGATTTTGTAATCAATCTAGTTCAAAAAGAAGAACTCACCAATCTAATTAAAAAAAGTAAGGAATTACCCTATGGAATTTTCAATTAGTTTTTATATTTAATTTAGGTATTGGTTGATTCTGCATAGTCATTCAAATTTTTTTTTACCAATACTCGTAAGCCCTGATAATTGAAAAGACTGGTGACTTCACACCTTTAACCAATCAAGAGATCTATGAAAAGATGGATTTCAAAATATCACCTTTTTCAATTAGAGATCACATTATCAAAATGGCAAACAATGGATTCATTCAGAAGATAAACAACACATGGATCAATGATGTATATTATCCAAGAGTTATTTATAAAGGGAAAAATGAGTTGGCTAGATGAACTCATATTAACAAAGATTTTGAATAATATTTGGATTGAATCCAACTTTGACGAATTAAAAAAAATATGTAGATCAGTCAGCAGGCAAAATGATATTGACGATCTATTGCAAACCTGTGTTGAACAGTTCCTCCTCAACAAAAAAACAGCTGAGTTAAGCAGCAACCAAAAATTATATTTCTTTACAAGGATTGTTCATAACCAATATCATTCCAAAACCTCAAAATTTTATTATCATTTCAAAAGGAGTTACAATACCCTATATGATGAAACAGAAATAGTAGATGAGGATTACCAAGAACCAGAAGTGAATTTGGAATGGGTAATGAAACAACTAGATGAAATTAAACAAGGTAAGGATTGGTATTATGGTAGACTATTTGAATTATACATTGAACTTGGATGTTCAATTACAAAACTGTCAGAGAGGACAACAATCCCAATCAATAGCGTCTCAAGGGACATCAACAAAATTAGAAAAATACTAAACAAGAAAAGAAATGGGATGTGGTTGTAAAGGAGGATCTCAAGCTCCAAAATCAAAGATTAAGGTTATTAGACACGAAGATAACATAAATGAAATTATTGATCCTGAACCAATCAATTATACACAACAGGATATAAACAGAGCCAAAGCTTACTTCCAAATGGAAGATAAATCAGAAATGGAAAAAGAATGGTTTAGAGCATTTGTTCTATCACACCTCAAAGAATCAGTTCAAGGATATTGTGATGTAATCTGTAAGAAGAGAATAAATGCGAAGCTTGATAAACTACAACAAAGATTAACATAATGCAATTAGGAAGACCAAAAAAGAAACTGAGTGACTTACCAAATGGATGGGAACTTAGACTACTTGAGATGGGTAGGGAAGGTATGTTAGATGTTGATGCGAGAGTATATCTCGGAATATCAAAGGATACTTTTTATAGATTACTTGACGAAGAACCAAATTTTTCGGAAGCCGTCAATGCAATGAGGGAAGCATCACATACATGGTGGGCGTCAATACCAAGAAAAGGATTCAAAGATGGAACATCAAAGAACCTAAATTCAAACTTATATTCACTCGTAATGAGAAACAAGTTCGGTGATGAATGGAACACAGAAAAGAAAGTGGATATAACATCAGGAGGAGAGAAGATTGAAGGAACAAAGAAATACGAGATTGAAATAATCAAAAAAACAATTGAAGATAATGAGTGAGGAGAAACTAAAACTCAATCTAACATTTTTGCAGTATAGGTTTTTATACATGACCTTACTTGACAAATTGGAGTTCTTACAATCAGAGGAACAAACACCAGCAACAAAAGAATACTACCAAATAATCAAACAAGTCAAAGAACAACTTTGGAAAAAAATGGATGAATAATGAATACAAGTCCCAACATGGAAAGATGTGATCTACCCATCATCAAAGAAATGGTAGAGAAATACAATCTCAAAGGAGATATAATTGAGTTCGGAACTTTCACTTGTGAGTCAGCACTATTTCTGGCATCACAATTCCCTGATAAAAAGATTTATACAATAGATCATTTTCAAGGATTGGAAAAGACATCAAAGTCATTACCATCAAGTAGTGATTGGACCGAAGGAGCATTTGCTCTTGGTCACCCTGACTATCAAGCAGGACATATCCCAAAGAACATTGAGGAAGCAAAAGAGAAACTATCAAGAAGAGATAATATTGAATTGATCCTATCTGATGTTCATGATTTAACTCACCCCAACGATTATGGTATTGGTAAGTTAGCAGCAGCAAATGTTGATGTTGATATCTATGAACCAACAGTATCATCATTGGAGTTCCTAACCAAATGTGAGTGGAATGAAATCTTTATTAGGTTTGATGACTGGCATGGTAATGAAGTGGAATATGATGAACACGAAAGACTGGCGTTCATTGAATGGATTGAGAAGTATAATTACCAATACGAAATAACTCATGGGGGTTATATTGGAGGATCATTTGTAAAACGATAATATGAATATAGATTTAAGATTAGGAGATTGCCTTGAGGTATTAAAAACAATACCAGATAACTCAGTTGATTCAGTTGTAACAGATCCCCCTTATGGAATTGGATTTATGAATAAGGAGTGGGACAATCCACAGAAACATCAAGAACTAATTGAGAGAGAAAAGAATAGAAGTGAAGAAAGATTTGCTGATGGTAAAAGTCCTGTTAAAGGTGGGTTCTCAAAAGGAGTTCAACCAGGTCTTCCAATAGGAGGAGCTAAGGAAGGTAAATGGTTTCAGGATTGGTGTGAGTTATGGGCTCGTGAATGTTTTAGAATACTAAAACCAGGAGGACACGCATTATCATTTTCAGCACCACGAACTTACCACAGAATGGCAACAGCATTTGAGGATAGTGGTTTCCAAATTAGAGATCAGATTATGTGGGTATTTGGATCAGGGTTTCCTAAATCACATAACATCGGTAAAGCGATAGATAAGATTGCTGGTAGAGTTGATATGAGTTGTGATGAAGTAAAATTAAAACTTAAAGGACTTTATGATAAGAGTGGAAAATCATTATCAAAGATAAGTGAAGAGTGTGGATTTAATGCTTCAGGATATATTAAAACAGAAAGCAATAAACCTGACCCATGGACGACAACATTACCAACAGTAGAAAAATGGAAAGTAATTAGTAAGGTAATCAACGCAACAGAAGAAGAAAAAGATGAAATATCAAATCTATTACAATCAGCAGAGAGAGAAGTAATTGGAACAAAGAGTTCAGGATTGTTTAATGGAGGTGAAGGTAATTCTGTTGGTGGAACAATAGTAGCAGAGGTTGATATTACAATTGCTAATATTGAAGAAGCGAAAGAGTGGGAAGGTTGGGGAACAGCACTCAAACCAGCACACGAACCAATAGTGATGGCACGAAAACCATTAAGTGAAAAGTCCATCGCAGAGAATGTATTGAAACACGGAACAGGTGGAATAAATATTGATGGTTCAAGGATTGAAATGAAAGACAAAGAGAACATCAACTTTGATAGACCAAGAGTTAGAAAAGACCAGAAAGAATATTTTGGAAATCATTTACCCGATGGTTATTTTAAGAACGAAGATTTCAAAGAGTATAATGAGTCAGGTAGATTTCCAGCAAACATAATCTTTGATGAAGAGGCGGGACAACTATTGGACGAACAGAGTGGAACATTGAAAGGTGGAGCCAGTCGTTTCTTCTATTGTCCCAAGGCAGCAAAGAAAGATAGAAACGAGGGTATGCCAGAGGAAGTAGGTGTATTTCATCAAAGACCAAGAAGAGAAGATGGAACAATAATATACAAAGAAAAGAACCCTGAAGAATGGGCTGAAGCGATGAGTAAATTACCTCGTAAAGATAAGACATCTAAAGCGGCAGCAGAAGAAAAACTACAGGACAATACTAACGGATTAAAGAACAATCACCCCACAGTCAAACCTACAGACCTAATGAGATATCTAATCAATCTCATTACCCCACCAAATGGAGTAGTATTAGACCCGTTTATGGGTAGTGGTTCAACAGGTAAAGCGGCTGTTAGATGTGGGGTCAATTTCATCGGTATTGAAAAAGAACAGGAGTATATGGATATTGCGAAAGCGAGAATAGAACACGAAAAGAATAAACCGGTTCAAGGTAAATTATTATAATGCCAAAATCACAAAAGAGAGGTGGGGAGAAAGCCCACAGAAGAAGAGTCAAAGCACGAAACGAAAGACTGAGAGGTGCTGCAAAAAGATATACAGATCTATTCAACCAAAAACTAAAAGAAGCATTAGAAAAGAAACAGAATGAAAATACAGACAACGGAGGTATTTCAATTACTACAGGAAACCAATAAGCGTGTTTGTGTATTTCAAGGATCGTCAAGAGCAGGTAAGACTTATAACATCATCTTATGGTTGGTTATAGATCTATTGAATAAAGAGAATAAGGTATATTCAATAATTAGAAAAACACTACCAGCACTCAAAGGATCGGTCCTCAGGGATCTAAAAGAGATCTTACTGATGTTGGATCTTTATGATGATTCCAAGTGGCACTCTGTTGATGGTTATTATGAACTTGGATCAAATATTATTGAATGGTTCTCCGTAGATGATGAAACAAAATTACGAGGAAGAAAGAGAGACATAGGATTTGTCAATGAGGCAACAGAGATAACCTATGATGAGTATGTTCAATTATCACTGAGAACTGGTGAAAGAATGATATTGGATTTCAACCCCTCACTATGGCAGTCATGGTTATATGATTTGGAAAGTGATCCTGATTGTCTATACAAGATTGTGACTTATAAGGACAACCCCTTCCTACCAAAACTACAGGTAGAAGAGATTGAGAAACTAAAAGACAGAGATCCAAATTTATGGAGAGTATTCGGTCTTGGTCTTAAAGGTATTCCAACAAGAGTTGTTTTCTCACACCAAAAAGAATATACTGAACTACCACCATCAGCAAAGAAACTTGGGTATTCAGTAGACTTCGGGTATAATGACCCTACGACTTTAATAGAGGTCCATAAAGACAACGAATCAATTTATGTGAAGGAATTACTATATCTTAGAAACACGACCATAAATGACCTTATTTACAAGATTAAGGACCTTAACATAAATCTCAAAGATGATTTCATTTGTGATTCAGCAAATCCACAGGGTATAGCAGAGATGGTAAGAGCTGGCATAAATGCAAAGCCAGTCAAGAAAGATACAATACTAGCAGGTATAGATCAGATCAAAAGAAACAATCTTTTTGTTCATA